TATACTGTCAACATCTCTATGTAATAATTCATTTGTATACTTATTAAAACATGAATCACCTATAATACTAACAAGTGACAAGTTACTAAACACTTTCAAAACAAGTTTTAAAATTAAGTCTTTTGTCTCAGGTGAAATATATGGTGTGTTTTGATTGATATAAAATAACTTTTTGTCAATAGTGTGTATAGATTTTACTCTATCACATATAGAAACTATTAAAGCGTTAATGAATAATTTATTACAATCTACATTGTATAGAGGATCCATTGGTAATGAATATTTTAAGCAATCATTATTGAATATTTTCAAAGATTCTCTTAAAATTACATCAAAATTTATAATTCTTACACCATATGTCGGTATTTTAAAGTCTATTTGCATTTTTTGGTCGTGATACTCTGAGATTAATAATTCCATTATAGTAACAGTCCTTAAATAAGACCTCCTCTTCAAATTGAATTTTAGCTTCTTCGTATGCAAGTGCAAATTTTGATTCACAAAACTTAATTATTTCAAATATAAAGTTTTCTTTGCCGAATTTTATTATGTCATTGTTAAGTTCCTTTGATGAGGATGTGTAACCTCGCCAATCTGTCTCCATAATTTCACACCTTTTATTCTTTTTACCTTTTAATGGCGCACGCTTTTTAACAAACTTACATTGTTTTTTACCAATATACTGTTTATTATTTACTGTACATGTAATTCTATAAATAAAACCAAACGGTACTTCGGAAGTAAGATCTATGTTTGTAATCCAGTGACCAAGTTCAATCATAATTTTTGTTGCTTACGTCTTTTTTTACGTCGCTTTGTATTTACTCTACCCTTACGTGAAATGACAGCACCACCTTTAGGTATTCTAGTATCACCAGGCGCATAAAAATCTGAGCCAGAGATTGAATCAGGTGAATACCCTCCTGCAGATCCACCCATTGCACCTCCTACAGTCATATTTTCATAGAAGAATTGTTTAAATGTTACAGTTGATTTATTCACTAATAGTATTTATAATTTATTTGTGGATTTGCTTAAACGATATAAAGAAGAAATAGGTAAAGACCTTGTTGTAGATGATTTTAATATTAAAGATGTACAGCAAAAATTACCATCACGAAAGCATTTTTGGGTTGCTCGTTTAATTGATGCTAAAATTGAATTATCACAATTACAAAAACGTAAAAAGAAACTAAAAACGTTATTAGCTCAAAAGATATCTGCTGAATCATCTGTTAGTCTATCACAATCTGTCATATTAAACGCTGTAGACAATAGTGATGACATGGAAAAAATAAACGATAGTATAAAAGAATACGAATACATTATTGAATATCTTGAAAAGATTGAAAAAATAATGAGTACTATGCATTGGGAAATTAAAAATATTGTAGAAATACAAAAGCTTGAACAATTATGATATCATTTTCTACAAATAAACAACAAACTAAACTACAATTTAAATGTGAAGATGCAGATATATTCAATAGTATACGTGAACACTTTAGTGTAGCAAATGCAGGTGCTTCTTTTGCACGTAGGAAATTCAGAGGTAGACGAATTTTTATAGCAGATAGAAAATATGCTATAACACCTACTGGTCAATGTGATATAGGTCTTTTTTATGAACTTAAAAACTACTTAATTTCAAAACAAATTGTAAGTGATGTAGTTGTAAGTGAAGAATTATTAAAATTACTTAAACCAGGCTGTAATTCTGAAATTTATACTCAATTTAGTAAGAGTTTACGAGACTATCAGTTAGAAGTAGTTGATACTGCCATTAAAACAGGTTGGGGTACGTGTGTATTAGGTACTGGAGCTGGTAAGACCTTAACTACGGCAGCAATTATAGAAAATTATTATAGAAACAGTAAAAATCAAAACACATTTAAGTGTTTAGTTATAGTACCTGACTTAGGACTAGTATCACAGACATATGAAGAGTTTAAAGATTCAGGAATTTCATTTAAACTTACTCAATGGACAGGTAAAAAAACACCAGATTTAAATGCTAATGTTATTATTTGTAATATGGGTATATTACAATCTCAGTTTAAAGTAAATGAATGGGTAAAGTACGTTGATTTATTAATAGTTGATGAGGCTCATAAGATTCGTCCTGATAATAAAGTAAGTAAAATAATATCTGAAATAAAAACACGTAATAGGTATGGTTTTACTGGGACATTGCCTGAAGATTCATACGATCAATGGTTTATTATAGGTAAATTAGGTCCAGTATTATACGAAAAAAATAGCTCTGAGCTTCGTTCACAAAATTTCTTAACTAATGTTGAAGTAAAAATAATTGAATTAAAGTATAAATCGCCAATAATTGTTAAAAAAGGTGAGAATGCTTACAGATCAGAGTTAGAATATATTTATAATAATCAAATTCGAAACTTATTAATTGCAAAGTTATGTAATCGCATTGATAATAACACGCTTATACTTGTAAATCATATTGTACACGGTGAACAACTGTATGAAATATTACGAACTACATTAAACAAACAAGTTTACTTTATAAGAGGTGAAGTTGAAGTAACAGAGCGTGATAGAATTAAAAAAATTATGGAAGATAACAATGATGTTGTATGTGTTGCCATAAGCGCTATATTTTCTACAGGTGTTAACATTAAAAATATACATAATATTATGTTTGTTGCAGGTGGTAAATCATTTATTAGAACTGTACAGTCAATTGGTCGTGGATTAAGATTGCATAAGAACAAAGATCAGCTCACAATTTATGATATATGTGATGATCTTAAATACAGTAAACAGCATAGTGAAAAACGAAAGTTAATTTATAATAAAGAAAAGATAAATTATACTGAAAAAGCAGTGCTATTAGGTTGATTTATAGTTAAATCAACATACAATTACTAATATGTCAAAGGAAAATTATTATATTGAACCAGCTGTATTTAAGGCTTCACTTAGAAAGTACTATGATACAGATAATCTTACTGATGACTTAGCAGAGAACATTAAAAAAATAGCTTATGGGCTCAGCTATAATGGTTCTTTTATTAATTATACTTACAAAGATGATATGATAGGTGATGCACTTATAAAAATGTATTCAGCTCTTAAAGGTAAAAAATATAATTTTAGTAATGAATCAAATCCATTCGCATATTTTACTACTATAGCATTTAATGCATTTGTAAATAGAATAAAAAAAGAAAAACGACATCATGAAGCTGAAAAGAACTATCGTGAAAAGGTGTATGAAGATATTATGACAGATCCTAGAACGTGTGATAGTTTTGTTTATGTTAAGCCTATGAGTGATTCAGATAGTGATTTTTATGATCAAGATTAATAAATCTAGAGTATGTATTATTTCAGACTTACATTTAGGAGTGCATAGTAATAGTGCGCAATGGCATGATATTGCCATTAATTGGGCAAAATGGTTAGCTTCTGAATTAGATAGAAAGAATATCAAAGATATTATTTTTTGTGGTGATTGGCATCACAATAGAAGTGAAATTTCTGTTAATACACTTCAAACATCAGCTGATATTCTAACAATACTTGAAAAGTTTAATAAGATTATGGTTTTAGGTAATCATGATATTTATTATAAGCATAGAATTGATGTAAACTCATTGTCTATTTTTAAAGACCGTAAAAATATTACTATTATTGATAGCGTATCTACAATTGAAGCATTTGATAGAACAATTACATTTTGTCCTTGGAATACACCAGTATCAAGCATTGTAAAAAGTGATGTTGTGTTTGGTCATTTTGAAATTCAAACTTTTAAAATGAATACATATAAAGTTTGTGAAGAAGGACTGTGTGTGAATGACCTGTTAAACTGTAGCTCACTGATTATATCAGGTCACTTTCATCAAAGACACGAAAAAGAATTTAGTAAAGGTAAGATTTTGTACGCCGGTAATCCGTTTCAAATGGATTTTGGTGATGCGGGTAACACAAAAGGTTATTATATATTAGACTTTGATAACCTAGAGTATGATTTTATAGAAAATAACGTGTCGCCGCAGTATCGTAAAATATCGCTGAGCGAATTAGTGTTGTATCCTAATATTAACAATGAAGTTCGTAGTATCTTTACTAATAACATAGTTAAATTAAAAATTGATAAGAATATATCGCAAGAAGATCTGTCGTATTTAACATCTAAATTAAATTTACTTAAACCAGAAATATTAACTCTAGATTATGACATTAACTATAATAAAATTAGTGAAGAACCTCTAGGTAAAGATCTGTCTGGTATTGACATTTCTGAAGCTATAACAGAATTTGTGGGGTTACTTGAAGTGGATGACAAAAAAGAGATTTTAAATTATACACTTGATTTATTTAAACGTTGTACGGCATGAAAAATGTAATTTTTAAGAAAATAACTATTCAAAACTTTTTATCTATAGGTCAAGACCCTGTAGTAGTAGAGTTTACTAAGGGGTTACATGTCTTAACAGGTAAGAATTTAGATAAACCAGATAGGCAAAATGCCGTAGGTAAGTCTTCCGTAGCTGATGGTATTTACTTTGCTATATTTGGCGATACCTTACGTGAAATTAAAAAAGAACTCATTATTAATAATGTAACAGGTGGTAAAACTCAAGTAGAGCTTGAGTTTATTGTAGATTCACCTAAAGGTAAAAATGAATTTAAAATAATTAGAACACTTTCACCTAATAAAGTATTTGTTTACAAGGATGGTATAGACAAAACGAGAGATAGTATTAGTAATACTACAAAATACATATGTGAAGTATTAAGTGCATCACCATCCATCTTTCAAAATTGTGTTATTATGACTGTTAATAACGCTGTGCCATTTATGGCTAAAAATAAAGTTGAAAAACGTAAATTTATTGAAGATATATTTGGTATGGAAGTGTTTAGTCGTATGATTTCTGCATTACGACAAGAGTATAATGATGTTAAGAAAGAGCATGAAATACAAATATCGAGATTAGAAGATGTGTACAGTACATCTAAGTTATATAATACGCAAAAAGATCTAGCGTTAAGTAAAAAGAATGATAAAAGGCAGTTATACGTATCAAGACAAGTAATTAATACAAATAATCTTAAAGAATTAGTTGAAGAGAAGACTAATTCACAAATTAATATTGGTATTGTTAGTGAAGTTGAAACAGTAATTCATAAATTAGAGGTAAAATTAACTGATTGTGATTCAAAACTTAATAATATTACAGAAGAGTTTGGTACTAAGCGTGCTAATTTAAACTTTCTCGTTGAGTCTTATAAAAAGATAGGTACAGATGGAGAATCTTGCCCGGTTTGCTTAAAATCTATTCAAGATCATGATAAAGAAATGATTGAGAGTGAAAAACATAAGATCAAACACACTATACATGAGTTAAAGAATGATATTAACAATGTAACTGCTTCTATTAACGATATTAATACGACAAAAGATAAAATTAAGAAAGCTATTCAGTTAAAAAACAAACAGTTAAATGAATTAAGCCTAAAAATACAGCATATTAATAATATAGACCAAAAAATATCACAAATTAACAAGTGGCAAGAAGAACTCATTAGTGATCTTGAAATGCTTAATAATACAAGTACTGAATTTGATGTATTAATTGAAGAGAATGATAAAAAGTTAAAAGACTTAGAGTTATCAGCGCAGTTAATTGCAAAAAAGCTTAGCCAACTTGATATAGTTAAGTTTGTTGTAAGTGAAGAGGGGGTTAAATCATATATTGTTAATAAACTACTCGAATTACTTAATTCTAAGTTGTTTTATTACTTAAAACGGTTAGATTCTAATTCTGTGTGTGTTTTTGATGAGTATTTTGAAGAACAAATTGTAAATGAACAGAATAAACTTTGTTCTTACTTTAACTTCTCAGGAGCTGAAAGAAAATCAATAGATCTAGCTTGTTTATTTACCTTTTCTGATATTAGAAGAGTTCAAGGTGGTGTTAGTTATAATATTGCTATATATGATGAGCTATTTGACTCTTCTTTTGATGAAAAAGGTATAGAATTGATCACTGAGATCCTAAAAGAGCGTGTAGATATGTTTAATGAGTGTGCAATTGTCATATCTCACCGTAAAGAGTCACTTAAAGCTGTTACTGGTGATGTAATTTACTTAGAAAAGCAAAATGGTGTCACAAAACGAGTAGATTACTCGGAATACTAATCTATATATTATATATATGTTTGTTAGTCCTTTTGCATCACCTATTGTTCAGCCGTTTGTTACGCCTTATGGTAGCTTACAAGAAAAACAAGCACAACCGGTAGTTCAACATCAGCCTCCTGAGGTTAGCATGCCAAGATACGTTAATTACCTTGCTGATTATAGTGGTTGCGGGTTTTGGCGTATATTATGGCCAGAGCTTTTAATTAACTCTACAGGAGCTGGTTGTTCTTCTTCACTTACTGCTATGGTATTTGATCCACGCTGGTATAAAGGTATAACTGCAGTAAAATTACAACGTCAAGCATCTAATGACCAGAAAGAGTTCGTTAAGTACCTTAAAAGTATACAAAAGGACTGTGGATTTAAGATTATTTACGAAGTTGATGATGTAGTCTTTAGAGAAGAAATTCCTGACTATAATAAGTTCAAATTTGCTTTTGACACTGATGAAATTCGTAATAACTGTATTGAGATTATCAATATGTGTGATGAAGTCACTGTAACTTGTGATTACATGCGTAAGTTATACATGGAGAAGACAGGTAAACAAGAAATAACTGTTGTTCCTAACTTTGTACCACATTCTTGGATGGGTCATTCATTTGATCGTAAGCGTATATGGGATATGTACGATAAACATAAGAAGAAACCACGTATTTTATATACTGGCTCAGGAGCTCATTATGATGTTGACTTTAAAAACAATGGAGTTGACGATTTCTCCCACATAATTGACTTAGTTAGAAATACAGTTGATATATATCAGTGGGTTTTCGTTGGATCTTATCCTCCTGGACTTGCACCTTACGTAAACAACAAACAAATAGAATTCCATCCATGGCAATCACTTGCAAATTATCCAGATTTCATTAAGAGTTTAAATGCTCAGGTAATGATAGCACCTCTTATGGATAATAACTTCAATAGATCTAAATCTGACATTAAATTCATTGAAGCTTGTGTAATGGGTATACCTTGTATGGTTCAAGACATGGAAACATACAAATATGCACCGGAAGATCTAAAGTTTAAGACAGGAGATGATCTAGGTGTTAAGTTAGCTGCTCTTCTAAAGAATAAAGCTGCATATTATCGTAATGTTGATATTTACAGACACATTGGATCACAAAGATTCCTTGAATTAAATGAGAATATTGGATGTCATCTTGAAGTACTGAATACACCGTTTGGTTCTCCTCTGAGAAAATACTTAAAGCGATGGAATTGAGTTGAAATTATTGATAATGATCATATCATTATTATGAATGTATAGAAATGCAGTTTATAATAGTCGCAATCAGTGTATTAGATTATTTACGTGGGATGAAGCAGGTCAGCGCATTAATTATGATGTGTCTGTATCGCCATATCTTTACCTAGAAGACTCAAAAGGTGATAAAACATCAATCTTTAATACTAAGCTGCGTCGCCGCTCTTTTAATAATGCTTATGAGCGTAATAAGTATATTCAAGATTCAGGTATTAAGAGAATATTTGAAAATATACCTGCAGTTCAGCAATTTTTAATTGACTCTTATGGTAAAGAAAATGAAAAGGATGAATTCTCTAAGTTTGATTTAAAGGTTACCTTTATAGACATTGAGACTTACTCTGTTGATTCATTCCCTGACATTGAAGACCCTAACCATACTGTAAATGTTATTACGTGTTATGATACTTTCAGTAAGAAGTTTCATACTTTCGGTCTAAAGCCTTATAAAGCATCAAGAAATGATGTAATTTATACTCATTGTAAGAGTGAACGTGAAATTTTTATTAAGTTTTTAGATTATCTAGCGAAAGACTATCCAGATATACTTAGTGGATGGAATAGTGAAGGGTTCGACATTCCATATATCATTGGAAGGTGTACTAAAATACTTGGTGAAGAATATACACACAAGTTATCACCTCTTAAAAATATATATTTTAGAAATATTAAGGGTAAGTTCGGTAAAGATGCAAAAAGATACTACATTGATGGTATATCTTGTATTGACTATCTTGATATTTACAGACGGTTTTGCTTGTCTTTAAGAGAATCGTATAAACTTAATGCAATTGCAGAGCTAGAGTTAGGTGAGAAGAAAGTAGATTACGGTGATGTAGATCTTGCAACACTAGCAGATGCAGATTGGCAAACGTTTATCGACTATAACATTCAGGACGTTAACCTACTTGTAAAGTTAGAAGAAAAGCTTCAGTATATTTCATTATTAAGAATGCTTTCGTATGTAGGACTTACTACTCTTGAAGGTGCAATGGGTACACTATCAGTAATTAATGGTGCTTTAACAATTAGAGCTCGAAATAGAGGTGAAGTTATATCTACTTTTATTAGATCTAGTATGGAGTCTAAGAATCCTGGCGCATATGTGGCTGAACCTAAAAAAGGCTTTAAGGAAAATATTGTATCTTTTGATGCAAACTCACTATATCCTAATGTAATGATATCTCTCAACCTATCACCTGAAACAAAGGTTGGTAAAATCGTTACTAGCCCAGGCGGTACTATAGAAATACAACATGTATCTGGTAAAACCTTTGAATTAACTAAAGAAAAGTTTAATCAGTTCATAAAACATGAAAGATTAGCTGTTACAAAAGCCGGATTCTTATTCTCTCAAAAGAAGAAGGGCATTATACCTGAGTTTCTAGATTATTACTATCAAGAACGTGTTAAGATTCAGAAAGAATTGTTTGATAAAAGACTAGAAGAAAAAGCTATTGAAGACGAGCTTGAGATAATAGAAAAACAACTTCAAGAACTTGAATAAACTCTCTTTTCGACATTTGTTATTACAATAATTTCATTACTAGGTTTTACTTTATAAGGTTTATTAATAGGAATTTTACCTTTTATTCTCCATTCAAGAGCATCCTTACCCCAACCACACGCAATTAAATCTTTTAAAAAGCCTTCTTTAATATCACCATCACTATTTTTATAGGTTAAAAAGTACATTTTTCTTTTAAGAGACGCCTGTATACATTTTTCTGTTCTTTGATTTTTCTTTTCTTTAGTATTGCAATAATTTTCCTTCCAGCTTGTCATTCTTTTATTTTCGATTTCTTTTTTATATTCATCTGCCCAATTATTTTTCGTTTGTTTACATTTATTAATACCCGTTAATTTTCCTTGAGTAGTTCTATTATTTTTTGATAAAACACCATGGAACCTTCTACCATCTTTATCTATATTATTCCAATAATTTGTTGATCTTATACTTACAATATGTTTCTCAACATCTGTCCATAACCTACCACAAGTTCCTTCTCCACCATCAGTCAAATTATATAAGGAACCTTTACCTAAATCTTCCCTACCAATCTCTCTAATAAGTTTAATCTCGTAAGTATGAGCATCTGCCTCATTTTTAAATTTTTTTAAAATTTTGTAAATTGGTGCTATACCATTACTAATAAGATGCTTATTGAGATTAGTCAGTTTAGTTTTTCTTTTTGTATTAATATGTTTCAGCACTCTATTATCCCTACCTTTACCAATATAGACTGGCTTAAAGTTGACTTCATATCCATCTATAATATACTTACCTGGAAAACGTGGATCTAAATAACCGTAAACATAAAACGTTTGCATATAGGTATTTATGGTTAAATGGGGAATTTATTTATATATTGATATGACAAAAGAGCAATTACTTATTAGGCGAAACGAACTTTTACAGAAAAAAAGAGAAGTTGGCTTTGATGTCGAAAGACTTAATACAAAGCAGATGGTTATTAAGATTCTCGTGAATTCATGCTATGGATACATGGGTAATAAGCAGGCTCCTATTGGTGATGATGATATTGCTTCGTCTGTTACACTTACAGGACAAGCTGTCATTAAGCATGCTGGTAAATTATTACAAGATTATTTGAGAGAGTATTATGATATTACTAATGCTACTGTTTTAGATGAAAGCTGGGTATATTCCGATACTGATTCGTGTTATTTCTCGTTAGGATGTATACAAGACAAAGTTCCTATCTTAAAAGATGGAGATATTAATCCAGAGTTTTATAAAACTGTTGATAGTCTCAATGATTATCTGAATGCAGGTATTAAAGTATGGGCAAAAAAGTTCTTACGTACAGAAAATAGTCGGTTTATATTTAAACGAGAATATATTAGTGATATTGGAGTATTCTTACAGAAAAAACGATATGTATTACACATTCTAGATAATAAAGGTATTAAGACTAGTAAATTCAAGTATACTGGTGTGGAAGTTGTACGTACAACTATGCCTGACTCTATTAAACCTTATGCTAAGAAGATTATCGAGACAATGTTTACAACAAAGTCATTAAAAACTACGAATGATGTATTGAATGAAACATATGACAAATTTAAAAGTCTATCTCCTGAAGAAATTGGGTTTGTAATGGGTGTAAAAGGTTATGAGAAGTATTCAAGTAAGTGTAAAGAGTTTACAACTGCGAAAGGTATGCCGCTGCATGTTAAATCTGCTTACTATCATAATCATCTAATGAATAATGTACTCAAAACAAATAAATCAGAAGATATTGTATCTGGTGATAAAGTAAGATATGTATATCTTGAAAAGCCTAACAAATATGGTATTGAGTCGGTAGGTTTTAAATATGAATACCCTGATGAATTTAAAGCGTTATTTAAAATTGACTATGATAAGATGTTCGATAAGATTCTATTTGAATCTATTCGTAGATTTTATGAAGCTGTTTCTTGGCAAATTCGTAAACCATCAGAAAATGTTAAAACAGATTTATTTGAGTTGTTTTCACTGTAGATTTACAAATAATCAGATGTAAATACATACATATGGAATATTTAGATACACCAATGCATGACGGTACAAGCAGAGCGCATCCAGCTTACTGGAGAGGTAAAGCTACAGGTATTAACGATGTACTTAAGATAGTATCAGACATTATGTTAGGTCATGATAATGGAACAGGTACCAATAATAATAGAGATATTGAAGGTATGAGACGAGCACTTTTGACTTGGAGAGAAGAAGTTAATAAGAGCTTAGATAAGAAGAAAGAAAAAGTTGAAAAG